TCCTCCAGTATTATCCTTATCACTTCCACCGCTCGGTGGTGGTGTTGGTGCCATACCAAGCATTGACCCTCCTCCGCCTGTTGGTGGCGCTGGTGTTGGTGGTGGTGGTGGGGTAGCTGGCGGCGGTCCTGTCACCGGTGTTGGTGGCGGCGGAGGTGGTGGTGGCGGTGGTGGCGGTGGTGGCGGTGGCGGCGGAGGTGGTGGTGGTGCTGTCACCGGTGGTGTTGTTGTTGGTAACTTAACTGGTGGTAAACCAATAGATGGTATTGTTCTAGTTGTAGTAATTATAGGTGTTGATGGTATTCTTTTTGGAGGAGCTGGTGGTGGTGGTGTTGGTGGTGGCGGCGTTGCCGTTGGTTTACAACTACCAAAATCGTAAAGTTCAGATTCCTGAATATTTTGTGGCCCAATTAAAAATTTATATGTAAGTTCTACTTCAATTATCATTGGGGCTTTATATGAGTCTGTAGATATCCCAAGGAAACCAGAAAGAGCATCCTTATTCATACCAATTTCCCAAGGAGTATTGTCTGGTGCATTAAACGTAAGAGATTCTATAAATCCTAATTTATCTCTGTACATATCACCAATTGTCATTTTAATAAATGGTGCAGTTGCCTTTCCAGCTTTACCGCTATAATTTTGAGGATATACTAATCTGCCCAATTCAGCTAACCGTTCCCACATTCTATAATGTTCGAATGCACTTTCTGAAAATACTTTGAAATTTATTGTTACTGCTCTTTCAATGTGACCATATGAATAAAATGGTATTGGGTTACCTGCAAAATTCTTTGATTCCCAATTAGGAGAAAATGTTTCTGATAAACTTGTTAAAGTTGCTCTAAAATAAATATGGTTAGATGATGCTAGTCCAATAAATTTAAATGGAATAAAATCCATATCATCTATTGGTCGATTTGTACTTGGCGATAAAACTTGTCCTTTTGAATTTGCAGTTGAAACTCCTAATTTATTCAATAAATCACCCTTTAAACCTAAACCAAATCCTCTAGTGGAATGAATTGTATTTTTTTTCTTTACTTTGGTATATTCAGTTCCATTGATTACCGAAAATGTATTAATGTAACTGGTTATGTTATTAATCGGCGGATTATACGTTTTATTTTGTGGTGGTCTTTTTTGTCCTCTTAATATATTTAAATTTCCCGCTTTAGAAGAAAATAGCAGAATCGTTGATAAATCGTTTCTATCACCTATATTTGTATTTGTATAATCTAATGCCTTTGAATATAATGCCTTACTATTATACTTTCCGCCGGATTTAGCTAATGCTTGCCCAGCTTCCATTCTACTACCAAATAAAGCCTTACCTAAAGCATTCTTTGCGGCAGTTATTCCACTTGATAATAATCTATTAGGAACTCCACTCAAACCACCTTTGGTATTATCTGCTAAAAATCTACCAACCGCACTACCATTACTACCATCCTTTAAGGTTTTTAATGTTTTAATCAAATCATTTTCTAATCCTTCTTTAAATATTTGATTTTGAACAACTCTAGTAGGAATTAATTTTTCAGGAAATGTTATTCCCAATTTACCTAAAAGGTCTTTACCAAATTTTTCAACTTTTTTAACAAACCCACCTAATAATCCATTAGTATTACTACCATTAGATGCTGCTCTCATATCATCAAGCATATTGGTAGTTTTTCTTTTCAATCTGAATAAATCAGTACCATATAATGCAGGTCCAGATAATAACATTAGTGCATTTAAACCAGTTACTTCTTCTTCAAAGCGTGTTTCTTTATCTCTGATTGAAAGTTTTTTTCTAATTACTTTTTGTAATTTATAAGATGGGATTAATAATGGATTCGATGGTTCGTTATCAATATCTTTACTATTTCTAATGGCAAAGTGTGCCTGTGCGGTCTCAACCTTACCATTATCGGTAAAAGATAATTTCTGATTTTGAAATAGTTCTATAATTGATTTGCCCATTATCTTTGTACATATGAGTTTGCTGAACTTTGCCCTGCTATCTTAGTAATTCCAGATGTAACTTTTCTACCATCCATATTAATTGATATTTTACCAGATGCCATATCCGCTCTTAATCCTTGAATTTCCGCAATCAATGGTCCGATATCAACACTTCCACCACTACCAGCACCACCTATTAAATTACCAATTCCATTAGCCAACATAGCTAATGGAGACATACTCATTGCCTTTCCCAATATATCTGATGGAGATTTCATAGCCATTATGGTATCTTCAGGATGAGTTGATACAATTTTTCCGTTTTGTATCACACCATCGTTTACAGAACCACCATCAGTCATTCCACCAGATGCTTCTTTTTGTACTTTACCACTATCACTTTCACCAAATCCAAATAATCCAGTTACTTTACTCCATGCATTACTAAAGAACGAAGATAGCATTTCGCCCAATGCTGGGAACATATCAATAAAGGCGTCATATAATGCCATTGGTATTCTACGAAACCAACCAATTACACCTTTAAATACATCTTTAAGTCCTTCGCCAACCATTTGCATATCTCCAGTAAAAAGTCCTTTTACTATACTAACTATACCACTTACCACATCTACAATTGCTTCAAATGCACCAAGCAAATATTCTACACCAAAAGCAAGTACTCCACCAAATAAAGTTCCTATAAATTCAAATATTTTTCCCAAAACTTTACCTGTCTTTTCCATACCACCAAACTTCTCCATAACACCAGAAATAGTTGTTGATATTCTTTTAAACGCATTTGCTATTGGAGTTACAAATCCTTTTATAAAAGAACCCAATGCTGCAAATATTGGAGTTAATATTGTAATCAATGCTTGTCCTATTGGTAAGAATGCATCCATTATAATTCCACCAAATCCAGTTATCATATCACCCAATGCATGTATTTGTCCTTGCATTTCTTTTTGTGATTTTTGTTTTTTAACTAAAGTTTTTAAATCATCTTCGTTGATATCATGAATGTTTTTACCATTCTTTAATAACTCCATACCAGCGGCCAATTCTTCTTTACTTGCATTAGAGAATTTTTCTTTAATATGTAATGCATTTGCTAATTCACTAATTTGCATTCCAGTTGCTTGAACAATAGCGTCTTGTTCAAATTTTGTCATTTTTGTAATGTCCTTTTGTTGACCAACTGCATCTACAACAGCTTCATACATACCACCCAAATCTCCGGCGGCCGCTGCTGACCTTGCTACACTTAAATTGAAATTTTTACCCAAAATTGCTCCAGCATGTAACTCATCGGTTAAACTGGTTTCAAAGTTAAGTAATTTATCTGCCATACCAGTCATTTGTGAAATGCTAGTACCCATTTTTGCAGCTTGAACAGCTGCAGCTCCCATTTCTTCAACCGAACCATGAAAGTAATTGTACATAGCTTCGGAATTCTCCGCCATGTCCGCTATTACTTTGTTAGGTGCAACATTTGCTAAATCAGCAGCTGCTACAACCGAACCAATCATATATTGTGCTTGCTCCTGAGTAAGATGTGCAGATGATTGAAATAAATGATTTAATTTTGTTTGCTCATCAACACCAATACCAAAGTTTTTATTGAGTACAGCCATAGAACCTAAAACAGCATCGGATGCTCTTTGTGTACCATGAAATGAATTGTAAAAAGATGCTGCGTATGTAGCCACATCTTTCATTTCTACTCCTATTTGTCTGTATTGTGCACTTACTGTGCTTATTTGACGTTGGATATCTTTGGTATCATTATTTAATAATCCCGTAGATTCTTTAAATTGCTCAGCTGCCTTTTCAATTTGATTTAATCTAATAAGACCTAATCCAAGAGTTGCCACTATTGCAACCAGTATTGCTTGAGGTCCCATCAACATAGGTCCCAATCTTGCTGCTGCGGTTGCCATTCCAGAAATACCACCTTTCATTCCAGTCACAACATTTTGCATTGCACCACCACCTGCTTTTGCTGATTTAATAAAAGCACCTTTAAATCCTCCTGTAAATGCTCCGCTTAATCTATCAATTCCTCCCTTTATTTTATCAAATGGTATTGCTTTTGCCATTAAAGGACCAATAAGAGGTATATGCTTTAAATCGTGCATCAGACCGTCTAATGCTGTCTTTGCATTATTGGTAACATCACCAACAATACCATTTACCTTTTGCAATACCGCTGCTCTCTTTTCTTCTGCTTTTAGAATTATTGCTGATGCTGAAATTAATTTTCTTACAACTTGATTTTGCATTTGTAATGCAACAATAACATTTTTGTTATTATCTATTTTTTTAGTACCTAAAGCAATGTATCTTTTTTCTAATTTTTCAATAGCCTCTTTGGCTGTTTTTTCATCCTTTATTCCTGCTATTATATTTTTTTGAATATCTACTTGCTCTTTTAGTTTTTTATTAACTTTACCATGACCTATAAGCAAAGAATCATAATCCTTCAGCATAGATGAAGTTAATTTTTGCATTTCCTTCAATTCATTTGAGCTTGTATCAGCCATAGTAAATTAATTATTTTTTTGTAGCGTACTTTTTCATATATGGTGGTACTGTGATTCCCATATCTATCAAATCATCGATAATAACTCTTGCTTTGTCCAATTCACTATCAGCATCTTTAATTGCAGCTTGTAATTCTTTATCGTTTTTTACAGCTTTTTCTATTTGATGACCTAATACTTTTGCAAATAAAGTCATAAGTAGACTTTCTTTTACAATGCCATGCTTTTTAACAACTTCTCTAAAAAGTTGTCTATCTTCGTTTGTTACTTTTATTTTCATAATAGACATTTTTATATAATCATAAATATTAGGAATAAAAAAAGTGAGGATTATCTCCTCACTTTTATCTTAGAATTAGCTTTCTGATTTGATTCTTCCTGCTGTTTATTTTCTCTCTTTTTTGCTTCAACCAATTCATTATAGTAGAATAATCTCATATGAACCGGCATCGCATATACATCTGATTGTATAAATCCCACCCCATAATAACATAATTCGAAAATTTGTTTATGTAGGATTTTAAAATAGTTATTCGGAAGGCCAAAAAAAGCCTACGCCCATTGGAATCGAGCGTACCTCCTTTTCTCCACTATCGGGATTTTCATATTCAAATTCCATTTTAACATCAGGTGACATTTTTTTAATATGTTCTCTGAATGCTTTTGTATCTTTTGTTAAAAATCCGTTGTTAATAAAATTAGTAATATAACCCATTTCACCATTACCATCAACCGAAGTAATCATAAATCTATATCGTGTTGTTAATTCAAACGATGCATCTTTATTCATTTTTTGTAAAGCTTTGATTTCGGTATCAATTTGCTTTTCATCACCATGTGTAAGTAATTTAAATTCAATAACTGTTTTAGTTGTAGGAGTTGTGAATGTATAACGATTTTGTCTATTTAAAACACTCATATCAACATCTTTTGTTTGTACAGTTCTTAAATCTACAACAACTTCGTTTTTGTTTTCCATCTCATCTTCCATTTCAATTTTATATTCGTGACCATATCCTAAAATACGAGTTGCTAACATAATAGCATTTTTGTCACCAATTAAAATATCATCTGGATTAACATCCTTATCTACAATAATAGATTCGAATAATTTATCCAAAACTATACCTTTTTTGATAAGATTTGTTGATGCTAGAATTTCTTCTTCTCTAGCAGTCATATACTTTATTTCAAGAGTACCTTTTGATAAGGGACTTGATTCTGGGTAACATCTACCTTCCGATGGTAAGGATATAACCTCTGTTGGGAATTGATTTGTGTTCATAATAAACCTTTATTTGTTTGTATATAAATATATAATTTTAAAAAAGTTGGCATAAAAAAGGGATATCTTTCAATATCCCAATTTTTTTTATTTTTCTTAGATTAGAATTCAAGAATTGCGTAATCGTAAGTCAATGTCATTGTTACAGTTGCTACTTCATTTGAAGATGCATCCAAATCACCAAAGTTTACCTGTGTTGGGAATGCTCCTATTAATTTCCATTGTTCAACTTTATCACCAACTGGTCCTAACATAAAGATATCAATATCTTTTTTGTAGAAATCAGCGTATCCATCTCTACCAGTAACTGATTCGTGTCCTAAACGTACCCACTCCATTACGGCTTGGGCTGCTGATGGAACGATTGGGTCATATAGTGTTACTTCTAAGTCCTGCCATTCACCCTTTCCCTTCAATTGCCTTTTAACGTTGATATGGTCGATTGTTACTTTCTCAAAGTTTAATTGAGGTCTGTTACCTGTCTTAACCATAAATGCCGGTATACCTGTACCAGTGAACTGCATGTAAAAGCGGTTCTTCATTTTTGGTTCGAAGGAGGTGTACATCATATCTCCAAAATCTAAAATATTTGCCATTTTCTTATTCCTTTTTTATATTAATAAATATCAGTTTATTTTCTTTCCAATATTATGCGTTAAAACTTGCTCCAGTTGGTAAGATGTTGAAATCAATTACTATGAATTCAGCTGTCTTAGCCGGTTGTAAGAAAATTTGTCCTGCTAATATGTTTCTATCAATTACATCAGGTGTGTTATTAGTTTCATCCATAACAACTCTGAATGCGTATAAACCTTGTCTTTGTTGAATGCCTTCTAAGTAAGGATTCACAGTGTTGATAAATCTTCCTCTAGTCGAATCAGTATTTTGTTCAAACACTAAGAAACGAGAAGTAGATGCTATAAACTTCTTAACAGTGATAAGTAATCTTCTTACGTTGATTCTATCTAATGCTGAAGCCTTATCTTGCAATGTCTTCTGTCCAAATGCTACAATACCTTGTCCAGGGAATACAGCTATTGGGTTTACTTTGTTTTCATATAGAGTATCTCTCTCAGCGTGCGTTAATCTATTCAACACACTAACTGCTCCTACGATACCACCTCTATTCAAACCAGCAGGTGCGAACCATTCAGCCGCCAATCTATCGTTACTAGCAAATACTGCCGGTAATAATACTGATGGTGGAACAGTTGTAAGTTTATTTGAATTTGTATCAACTGTCTTAACCCAAGGGTAGTAAGTTGCTACATAATTTGAATCTACTGAATTTGCTTGCTCCGTTGCTTCGGTGATTGTATCATCGAAATCATTGAAATCAGCGATGTAGAAACAATCTGCTCTTTCTTCAACCATATCAATTACCTTTGTAGTAATAGATGGATGTAATCCTCTAACAATACCAGGTGTTACCACCATATTGATATCATACTCATCAGGGTTAGATACAGCGTTAATTGCTTTCGTATATGCAACTGAACCATCTGATGTTGATAAAGAGCAATTAAATCCTTGCGTATTTGCTGCTCCCCAACCACTATCTCCAGCTTTTTTAATTTTTACAGTTGGATTCATACCATCATATCCACTTTGGAATGCTAATACAAATTGTCTTTTAACCATATCAGTTGATGCTGAACCGGTCATTACATATGTTAATTGTGAATCAAATGCGAAATCAACGTTTGCTCCAACTTCTGCATTTATAGGAAGTGGTTTCAAATATTGTTTGTTATCCATTGCAACACCTTCAGTTTCAAAATCAAATCCACTAAAGAATATTGGAGATGATGATGTGTTACCAGTTGATTTTGTTTGATAAACAACTGCTGGTACTCTTAGTGCTTGTGCATTATTGGTTGTTTCGATTGGATTTGTGTAAGCTCCATGTCCAAATGGTGCTGCTGATACAGGGAATGTTCCAGCTTCTCTAACTTCTACTCTTATATATTTTGATTGATTTGAATAATCACCATTTTCAGTAATTTTACCATTACTATCAATAGTCATATATCTGTCACCAATTCTTCTAGCTATGTAGTTAGGAGATGCAGGGTCTAAGTTTACATTATTATATGTTTCAATTACACTCTTTCTCTTATCAGTATCGGAATATCCTCTTACAGTTACAGTGAAAGTTGAGTAATCAGTTCCACCATCTTCACCAGCTGCTTTAACGTTAGAAATACCAACTTTAAATTTAGTATTGTAGTTAGAACCATGACCCATTGTAGCAAAACGGAAAAGTTCATATCTTACATCACTTACTATTTGAGATTTAACCCAAGGAGTAAATGCTTCAGAATATGCAGGTGTTACATCATCTCCAGTATATTCTTGATTTGGTAATTCTGCAATTGTAATTACAGTATTACTTGTTAAAGAACCACTATATGATTTTGCTACATTTTCAAAGTATGTATAAGTGTATGCTTTTTTAGCTCCAAATGGAGATTCGCCAAACACATCTGATAAATCGTTAGTAGCAGTTGGTAGTATTGATGCTGATGTAAATACACCAGATGCTGATAAATGGAATGAACCATCTAATGCATCATTACTTACTACACTAGCTCCCTCAAAACCATAGTTTTGTAATCCAGTTTCAGTAGAGTATAATACTCCAATTAGTTTCTGTCCTAAACCAGCCGAACCACTAGCGAATATACCTAAAGGTTTAACTTGAGTATAACCACCGATACCAGCTACTCTAACTACCGTTGCACTTCCTGCTTCTGATAGATATCTTTGTACTGCATATTCAGTATAATATGTTCCATCAGGCGTTCCGAAGATTTCTTGGAATTCTGATTGTGTTCTCACAATTGTAGGAACAAATGCAGGTCCTTGCTTAAAAGGTCCTATAAATGCTGCTCCGATTTCTCCAACTCCTTGCGCTATGAAGGATAGGTCATTTTCTCTTGTGAAGACCCCAGGGGATACGATTCTTTCTGCCATTTTATTTCTGCTATTATTGTTTTTAAATGCTAATATTGAGTGTGTACAATATTACCTATATAAATATAAAAAAAATACCCAAAACACAAATTTGTTTTTTAAATTTGCACTTTGGGTATTAAATATATATTTCCACCAATCTATTAAGATGGAGTTCCACCATAAGCTCCTGCCGATGGTATAATATTTGCATCAGCATTAGGGTCTGGTGTGCCAGGTGTTACTGAACCAGATGTTGGAGACCAAGGGAATGCAGTTGCATCCACACGCACCTCAACATATTTGGTAGCTGATATTTGTTTTTCAATTCTTCCCATAATATGGTCCCAATAATTCATACTTGAATTTGAACCACTTACCACATTCTTAACCCACTCTATGATTTGAGTTTCTGTTAATTCTTGGTATGGCGTAAAACTTCCCGTATTTAATTCGGATACTTTAAATGGAGTTGCTCCATCAAAGCTTCCCTGATTGCCATCTGCATCGGTTGCTGTCACTTTCCAGTGAGTTCCTATAATAACATCGGATAAATCATCAGTATTTGATTTTCTTAATCCGGTCAATTGCCATTCATATGTGTATGCCATAATTTTGCTTGTTTTATTTTATATAAATATATTATTTTTTGAAAATAATTATTCTTTTTTGTTTATTAGTATATTATTCAACATTTCTTTGATATCAGAAATTTCTTTATTTTGATTTTCTATAATTTTTTGTTGTTGTTTTATAGCCTCAACCAATAAAGGTACTACCTTATCATATTCAATTGTTAAATAATTTTCACCAGTTTTAGAACCGATAATATTATTGTCTTCATCAAACTTAGTATCAAATGGTGCTAAGTGTACAATTTCAGGTATCACAGATTGTACTTCCTGTGCCGATAGACCTAATTGTACTTTGGTATCTTTATAACCAAATGTTTTTGCCAAATCATTATTAACGTAATAGAAACCATTTAATTTAGAAAGTTTTCCTAAAGCATCTTCAATAGGTCCTAACTTAGTTTTTAATCTTTCATCAGAATAGTATGCGATGATGTTATCTTGCGCAAATATCCATCCGTAAGCGTATAAATAGTTTGCGTTCCATCTATAAACTCTTGAATCAGTTCTACCATAGAAGTAATATCCAGTATCATATCTATCGTAGTAAATGTTTGCTCTAATATCATTTTCAACAAATACTGTATTACCATTGTGCCAGTTAAGATACATTGGATAACCATTACGAGAGTCAATGTGTAAGTTACCATTTGATGTAAACATACTTGCCCAACCATCAACTCTTTCGTTTGTACCAACTCTTAAATATGCTCCCCAATACCAGTTAGGTCCGTGAAGTGTACCACCTCTCATTCTTAAACCTTGGTTATCAGTATTATGCGGGTCTAAATAGTATCCAGTATCTTGGTTATCATAGAATATAGGTCCTCTTACAGAACCACCTGCTTCTAAGTATTGGTTTACATAAACACCCCATCCTCTACAAGACATTCTCTCTGAACCAGCATAGTACATATAGAAGTTAGTATCCCAATACCAAACCCATCCATACGAGTTATCATGCACACCACAATCACCACCTCTACCCATAAAGACGAATCTACTACGGATACCATATCCACTCCATCCATTTCTACCACCGCCATAAGTTGCTATGTTACCATATGAGTTACCCTCACATTCAGGTGACCAAACACCATGTCCATATGATTCAAAATATAATCCACAACATCCTTGAGGTCTAAACCAGTTGTTTGCCAATACTGCTGACATTTGTGAATATCCAGTAGGGTCACAGTAATATCCGGTATTGTTACGGTCATACATTATGGTTGCGTACATTCCACTAACACCATAGATATCATATCCATTCATTTCCAAATAACCATAGAATCTCATTGGGTTATTTGTGTAATAGTTCATATAGATACTATGTGAGTATGAATCTATGTGTAAGTTACCACCTAAGAAAATTCTACCATATCCATTTCTAGACCATAATACTCCATCTAATCTTATTTCACTAAATTGAGATTGTGAATTAGGGTCTACATAATATGATGTATTATTACTATCATAATAAATTCCAGCATATAAAGCCCCACCACTACCATCATTAACATCATGCATCGCAACAGTTCTCCAAGCACCTGCATTTGGCCAAGATTGTCTAAACCTTAAGTTTCCTATCGGTCCACCAACCAATTGCCAACCATATGCACTATTGTATGCATTCGTATAGTGATATGCTTGAACACCTACCCAGTGTGAAGTACCTGATGGTTGGTTTGGTGGGTTTGACCATGTATCAATAAAACCAGAACCCCATGTCATTACTTCATTGAAGTCTCTCGTACCCCAACCCATAGTACCTACCCAATAATCACTATTACCAGTATAATCATTTCTACGCCAATTTGTTTTAGCAGTTTGGCCAATTCTCATTTTACCATAAGTGGTCAATCCCTGCCAGTTAGTATCACTATCACCATTGAAATAATATCCAGTATTGTGGTCATAGAAAATAGATGCTCTAACATCAGCATGTGCATATGCGCCATGTGACCTCATTGACATCCTATCTGCTCCAGCATAATATAGATTCAATTCAGCTCCACTCATATACCATACCCAACCTCTAGCAGAATCATGCACACCAACGTTATCACCATTGGTACTCATAAACGTATAACGAGAACCAATACCATATCCACTCCATCCATTTCTACCACCACCATAAGTTGTGATATGTCCATATGGATTACCTTGTTGTTCTGCTATTACAAATCCTCTACCATATGAATTCCAATACATGCCCAACGCACCATTGATATAATACCAATCGTTTATTGTTAGCCAGTTAAAGTTAGAACCAGATGCTGGGTCTACATAATAACCTGTATTATTTGAGTCGTACATTATATAAGAATACAATGTATATCCAGGATTAGAACCACTCATTACGAATTCTAACCAACCAGATGTAGAACCACCCCACTTACCTCTTGCCCAATATCTATTTGCAGTTGCATCAGCTGCTCCTACCATCATCCAACCGTATGCAGTTCCACCACCAGCAGTTGCGTAGTGTTGACCTGATACGATACCTTGAGCGTGAACATATCCACCACCTTGAGGGTGACCCGTTCCACCTCCCCAAATATCCCATCCAGCAAAACCACCTTCCCAAGCAGTGTCCCAGTTACCATAAGATGTACCCCATCCGTTTGTACCAGTCCAATGGTTTGTATCACCAGTAATATCTCTACGATTTCCTTTTTCTCTACCTAAGTTAAATGCCCCTCTACGAGTATAATCAGTAACTGCGTAAATATTTGATGTAGATAATGCATCAACATAATATCCTGTATTATCGTAATCATACATTATCTTAGGTCTAATACCACCACTACCAGGTATTTGTATAGTATTATTACTTTCACCCATGTACATTGTCATAGATGAGTTGTTACCATACCAATGTTGTGCTTCAACTACATATGCTGAGAAATCCCAACGAGGTTCATTGTTTACGTTGTTTACTAATTTAATTCTATTACCAACAATATAGTTTGTACGAGATGTTGATGCAAAATCACCATAATATCCAGCATCATTTGAATCATAGTAAATTGGAGCGTACATAGCACCTCCAATAGATACAGTACCACCAATGAATGCCCCACCAGCAAAACCTATACGAGAATAAGTTGTACCATTGTTTCTTAATGCAAGGTGATGGTCATATCCACTACCATACTCATAACCCAATCCGTACATATTACCAATTGGCCAAGATTCACCGATAGTCCAAATTACTTTTGATGATGTACCATTTACATTGTAATCACCCATCAAACCACCATTGTTTCTACTTACAAGGTAGTTACTATACCACATTCTACCATTTTGCTCCGTTTGGTTGAAGTTATTAGTAGAAGCAGGGTCTGCATAATATCCTGTGTTATTTTGGTCATAGAATATCGGAGAACGCATTGAACCATACGCCCATAGATTACCAGATGTATCACCTTCTACAACATTACTACCACCAGAATTTCTAAAAATAAAATAGCTTGCGTATTGAAAATACCAGTTACTACTATGATATTGAATTTTACCTGCAAATTCACCATCCCAAGAAGATGAGTCTGCTCTCCAAGAACCAACAGTTCTTAATGCAGTTGTTGAGTTAGGGTCTAAGTAATATCCACTATTATTTGAATCATAATAAATTGGCGAATACATAGCATTTCCTGCTTGTATGTTACTACCAGCATAGAATGATAATGGTGTTCTTAAATTGCGAAGGTCTCCTGAAATAGATGAGTAAGAATCTGATTCAATTGCTACGGAATACCCTTCACCCACATTCATTACACCATCGTAATATGTACCATTTTGTATTTTTCTCAATACAACTTGTCCATAAGACCAAGATGATGAACCATTACCAATTACGATACAATACCTACCATCTTTAACACCAACTCTTACGGGTTTATCAGTTTGTCCAACTACTTCTGCATTTATGTTATACCATTGTCCATTCCAGTTATGTCCACCAACTATTACAGTTGATGCAGCATTTCCATTGTATTCGTAGATATCTATATGAGCATGAATCATACCATAGTTACCAGTTCCACCAGGAAATTTGATAACAACTGCTCCAGTTGCACCAGTTGCTCCCCAATATGCCACAGGTCTACCAACTATATTATTCATAGCAATACCACCCGCTATTCTCAATGAAGTTGCGCTTGTATTTGGGTCTAAATAATATGAGGTATTGTTTCTATCATAGAATATAGCTGAACGTATGTCATTTTGATTGATATAAGTTCCATCATTAATTGTTATTGGTGCATTTAAATAAAAGTTTGGTCTATCTGTATAGATATGAGCATGACTTGTATTTGCAGGACCAAAGTTTATATAACCAGAATCCGTTCTAAAGTGTACACCCCAAGTTCCAGCCCCATCGAACCTACCATTATTAGTTGATGTACCAAATCTTAAAACGTTATATACAGATGTTGATGCAGGGTCTGAATAGTAATTGGTATTATTATAATCATAGAATATAGGAGAACGTAATGAACCAAATGCAAATAGGTTTGAACTACTATCAATATATCCTCTTTGGCCATTTCCAGTTACAAATTCAATATAAGTTCCATCCGAACCCAATGATAAATATGTAGATGAGTAAACACCAGGTCTACCCCAAGCTGCTCCTAATCGTACATCACTAACACCATTACCTTCAGCGTTTTGAACTCTAAATCCACTATCATTTGTAGTATATGTTACTCTATTAGATGTACCACCTCTCATTACGAATCCACCATTTGCAGGATTTGTATAATATGTAGTATCATCCGTATCATAGAATATTGGTGCATACATTCCACCAGATTCCATTCTAGTAGTAGTACCATAAACATTAATTACACCATTAACCTCCAAACGTTTGTTCATATAGAAAATAGCTCTATCAGTTTCCATATGGAAATAAGAACTATTCATTGAACCAAAATCACCATATCCAGTTGAAGTTGATATTCTTAATGAATCAGAACTACCCGGTTGTAATATTGCGTATCTTTGGTCAGTAGTACCATGTACATATCTAGTACCAGAATGTAAATGTATTTTAGAATAAGTTTGCTCCGATTTGTATAATTTCAATCCACAAATATGAACAACACCAACATTTGTTGAGTAATTTATTAATAAAACAGGACTAGCGTATTCAGTACCTGCTATAAATTGATTTACACTACCACCAATACCACTAATTTTACCACTTACTTTATACCACTGTCCATCGTTTCTAGTATCACTATCGAATTGTTCACCACTTGCTCCCCAATATCTTTGTGTATTCCCAAATGATGCGTTTGCTGAGTTATACATAGTCCAACCCAAATATAATCTTTGGTCGGTATCACCTCCATCAATTACTTTAATCCAACACTCAAAAATATATTCACTATTTTTATCTACTTTGATTCGTCTACTATCATCAAATCCAAAATATCCAGTTACTTTAAAACATCCTTCAGCTGGTGCTGTATTATCATTAACTTTTGTAATTATAGTTGAAGTAGTACCTAATTGAGCTCTAACTTCAGCGTCTGTCATTTGGTCAGTTATATTATAGAACGAACCATTATCTATATTTGCTGTATAGTTTTCAATTGTACCACCAGTTACAACACTAAATCCTCCTACGTTTATATTTGCAAAAGTAACCGAATCCGTAGTTCTTACGTTTTGGTCCATTGCATATAATTCGTTAGCTCCTTGCCCAGTATTAACTGTTGCGAATGTTACACCATCAGTAGAACGAACCGGCTGGTCCATTGCGTACAATTCGTTAGCTCCTTGTCCAGTATTAACAGTAGCAAATGTTACACCATCCGTAGTTCTTACGTTTTGGTCCATTGCGTACAATTCGTTAGCTCCTTGTCCAGTATTAACTGTTGCGAATGTTACTGCATCTGTTGTTTGAACATTTTGGTTCATTAAATAAACTTCAGTTGCACCTTGTCCCGTATTAATTGTACCACTAAGAACTACGTTACCACTTACGTTTACGTTATCATCAAATGACCATCTATCATTACCCTCATCCCAAATAAATTGTTTTGTTGCTGCATTACCTCTCTTAACTTCTATACCAGCATTTTCAGTTGGTGCAGTTGATGCTCCAATATCAGCATTTAATGTAATGATATTATCACCTACATTAAGAGTTGTTGTATTAATATATGTTGTAGTACCACTTACAGTAAGGTCACCACTAATTGTAGCGTTACCGGTTACTGCTAACGTTGTACCATTGAAAGTTAAATTTGCTTCAACGGTTGCATTTGGTGCAGTTCCGTTTAATGTGATTACACCATTATCAGTTGTACCAGTTAATGCTAATAATCCAGAAGAACCACTACTACCACTACTTCCGCTTGTGCCAGATGAACCAGAAGTTCCCGATGAACCGCTACTTCCACTTGTACCAGACGAACCTGATGTGCCAGAAGAGCCTGATGTACCACTACTTCCAGAAGTTCCCGATGAACCCGATGAACCACTACTTCCACTTAAACCAGAAGTACCACTACTTCCCGATGAACCAGAAGTACCTGATGAACCTGATTTTCCGCTTGTTCCTGATGACCCAGAAGTTCCTGATGAGCCAGAAGTTCCAGCAGTACCATCCTTACCAGAAGTTCCCGATGAACCAGAAGTTCCAACAGTACCATCTTTTCCTGATGTGCCACTACTTCCAGATGTGCCAGACGTTCCGCTACTTCCAGAAGTTCCCGATGTGCCAGATGAACCAGAAGTTCCATCCTTACCTGCTAATCCACTTGAACCAGAAGACCCGGATGTTCCATCTTTACCAGAAGTTCCATTAGTACCATCCTTACCAGAAGTTCCCGATGAACCACTTGTGCCAGAAGAACCAGAAGTTCCCGATGAACCTTGGAATCCATCTTTACCACTACTTCCACTACTACCAGAAGTTCCCGATGAACCAGATGTGCCATCTTTTCCAGTTGAACCATCTTTTCCTGATGTTCCAGATGTTCCCGATGAACCACTACTACCAAATCCACTACTACCACTAGAACCAGAAGACCCAGATGAACCACTACTTCCCGATGTGCCAGATGTACCTCCAGTACCAGCAGTACCAGAACCACCACCAGCTCCAGTTAAACCACTACTTCCACTACTTCCACTACTTCCACTACTTCCACTACTTCCATCTTTACCACTAGACCCAGATGAACCACTTGTACCAGGAGTTCCGGCGCCTCCACTTAATCCAGATGTACCAGCTGAACCATTTGTACCATCTTTACCAGATGTTCCAGAAGTTCCCGATGAACCACTTGAACCATCTTTACCACTAACTCCTGATGAACCACTTGAACCATCTTTACCATTTGAACCATCTTTACCAGATGTTCCAGAAGTTCCCGATGAACCAGACGAACCACTACTTCCAGATGTTGCTGATGTACCACTGCTACCAGAAGAACCAGACGTACCACTACTTCCGCTTGTTGCTGATGTACCACTACTTCCAGATGTTGCTGATGTACCACTGCTACCAGAAGAACCAGAACTTCCTGATGACCCAGATGTACCACGTGTACCAGAAGAACCCGATGTACCACTACTTCCACTACTACCAGAAGAACCACTACTACCAGAAGTTCCTGATGTGCCACTACTTCCACTACTACCAGAAGAACCCGATGTACCTGCTGAGCCTGTTGAACCAGAAGAGCCTGATGTACCGCTTGTACCAGAAGTTCCTGAAGTTGCTGCTGCAAATCTTCTACTTATTTTACCAGTAGTCATATTCAATACCAACACCTCATTTGTTGTATCATCGGTTGGTATTGTGTTCGGCAATCCTACAATTATAGAACCACTAATAGCTAAACTGCCAGTAATTTCTTGCTTATCAGATGTAGCATCACCAAATTTATTTGAACCAGATGAGTATATTACTGATGAAGAAATATATGTTGTATGTACTTCTTCTGCTTGTAAAATACCACCTATAAAAAGATTATTTGTAATTGTAACAGAACCAGTAATATTACTATTACCATTTACTGATAATCC